AGCAGAAATTAAACTTGAGAATGCGCTTCCCGATAAAAGGGTTAAATTTCAGGGATCACCAAAAATACAATACGAGTTTTCTGTGCAGCTTGGATACCTATACCAAGAAGGCGATACTTGGAAGGTTCGTCAAAATATGTGGCAGAATCTTACAATTTCCCAGATTTGCGTTGACGGGTATCCCGCGCTTTATCCGATGTAGTCCCTATGGCAACAAGAGCACAAGGGAATCAAGTTAGTAATAGCTTTTTTGGGTTTTGTGTCCCCGAAAAAGACAAATATGGCAATCCGTTTACTGTGTGGGACGGCGTGACTTATGCTGACTATTTTGATTTTAGCAACGACTATGGAGGGTATGGGCCGTCTAAGTCTTCATCGGACTTTATCGAAGTATATGGAGGAACCGCCGACCTAAGCGTTGGTGCCAACGGAAGCCCAAGACCAACAGGGTTTACACTGCATGAAATGATGGAAATTGTTTTCGGTGTGAAAAGCTTTAGCACAGACCTGAATTCAATTATAAACTACACTATAGAAATCCCAGAAGTTAGTGTGGAAGGATTTTCTGGGTATAATGAAACGCAAACGTATGGGCCGCAAGTCCCATACACTACGGTAATTAATAACAAAACGCGCACCTTCTACAAGCAAACATTCACCTACTCACTGGAGGAGTCTCCACTGGAACCCTACAGTGGGACAACGCTGGATGCATCGATAAATAGAAGTGTTACAGACTTTACAAGTAGCACACGATATATATACGACGAGGACACTAAATCTTTAATATTTACTACAAACGCCCCACACCCTAAAACCATATGTGCGCCTAATTGGGATTCAACTCAAGAGGGTATTTCTGACTTTGGCACTGGACGGGCAAACTCAATTAGGTTTCTTTTTCAAAAAATTGGCGATGAAGATTATACTCAATACGTTGGTACCACACACCCTGCTAGTATAAATGTAAGTGGAGATTTAAACTCTTGGATTAATTTTGATATGAGTGCTAGAAGTATTATCAAAGCTGAAGACAAATTTTGGCCCTTCTTTAGTAGCGGAGATGTTGTAGTTGATGTTAACAACGGAATAACATATTCTTTTAGTGGATTTTACCAGACTGTTCTAAGAGGATATGAAGCGGGAGCGGCAACCACTGTGCAGACAGAATATGACTCTCAATTTGAAACTTGGTCAAACGGAACTCCCGAAGAAATAGAGGAGGAGAACAAACCAGTACTTAAAGATCCCGTTTGGGATGGAAAAGGCGGGACTTGGAGATATGGGTATGGTGATGGAACCCCGAAAGGTATAAGTGAAGCTTACACAAACGGTGATAACTTTACTGTGGAATTAACTCTTCCATCGGGTAAAGTGCTAACGCTACTTAGCCGACCAACAAAGTATAGGAGTGCCATCGTTTTTAGGGATGGCGTGGAAACAGAATTACCCCCGATAGATACTCCACCATTAGATTTTGAAATAATTGCTGAGGGGTGGGATTAATGGGCCGCGCTACAACATTTCGGCCTGACAAAGTTGATTTCTCTGGTTCTTTCTCCCAACCACACCTTTTTCTTGATTCGTTCAAGACTGCCAGCATTGGCCAGTTGATTGATTCGGCAATTTGATAAACCGCAATCCTTTGCCGCCTGATCGATGGTCTTCCACCCATCGTCATTCATGGCTTCGATGGTGGTTTTTTGGTTGTTGGCGTTGAAGCTATCCCACACCTCGTCCCATGAAGGGACTACAATTTTATCATCGGAGCTTTTTGCTCTTCCAGTTTTGCTATGATGGGTTGCCATGTGTATGTTCCTTTGTTGACGGTGAAAGTGATGAATCCGAAGTCCACGATGCCAGTACAGCGTCTAGCCCCGTAGCGACTGCCAAACCCCTGCAAGGCTGGAGTAGTAAGAGCCAACCAGTCTGGGCCTCCTGCAAAATTGTGGTAGTGGACATGGGAGCGGATAAATACATCCCCCTTGGGCTGTAGCTCTTTTTCGGCCCATATGAGGTTCCAGAGGCGGTCTCTGGCCACTCCGCTATGGCGACCATGGGGAATGCCGCTGGAGCCTGCTGGGTGGTGTTTAAGGTCAAATACAACCCCTTCTACATCCACCCACTCATGTTCTCCGATTGCGGCGTCTACACGCTCTGCAATAATGTTCTCCCAGTCCTCCGAATCTCCTGTGTGGTATGGGGTTCCTCTTGTGATAACAATCTTGCAGTTTTTGGTTTTCGGGATTTCGCGGATGATCCTAACCGCCATGTCGCACTGCTCCTCCATGTCGGTGGTGATCTGTTCGGTACCTCCAGACTTCTTGCCAGTGCCGTCTACGAGATCGCCGTTGAGGAAGATGATGTCGTAGGGGCCGTGGAGGTTGATGTTCTTTTTATACCAGTTGTAGTAGGCTTGGTTGGCATGAACCCACCTTGCCCGCTCATTTGCTGGTTCTTCTGGGAGATAGCCCTTCGGGGTCAGTCCGACCTTGTGGCCGCAATGAAAGTCCGAAAGGACTGCTATTTTTTTGCTCATAGAGAGGTTGCTTGGTTGCAGAGATCTAAACACCGCGCATAGCCAACGATATCCACCACACTGTCTCTGTGGCGGGGGGAGTTGACCAAGCGGCTAAGTTTTACGGAAATCATGCACATGGCGATTTGTTGCGGGGTCACATTAACCCCAAGGATGGCCCCCCACATCTTGGCCTGTTTGGTAAAGTCTTCAATGGGGCTTCCGTAATCTGTTTGCCGATCATAGGAAGTAAGACGCTTGGCAATGTCGCACACATCTTCTTTGTCCAATCTAACCATGGATGGATAGAGACGCAAGGGTTTTTCCAGCCATTGGGCTACGGCGACCTCCGCTCTGGCCCCCTTGGATTTCTCCCACTTCGGAAGGAGAACCAATTCATCGCACTCAAAAACGGCGTCGATGTCCCGCCTTGCCGCCTCCTCAATGAACTTGCTGTCCATCTGGGAGTTTTGTGGATCTAATCCCAAAACCTGATCCATCCTTGCGGGATTGATCACTTGGTATCCAGCTTTGAGCAAGGTTTCTTCGGCCTCAAAAAAAGCGGGGTGGTTGAGTTGTGGTATCCCGCGCATCGGGCCACATAGATAGAGTGTGGTCATTGGTGTGTGTGGTTTAGTTGAAATGGATAGACCTATCCACCATCAAATCGTTCAAAATCTTGCGAATTTCCTCAACAGTAGCGTCATCCCAATCAGGATGAGAATTGTGCTTGAGATGATTGCGTAACTCGCTATCAAGCTCAACAAGAACACTATACATGTCGCCTGCCTTAACTGCTTGCTCAAACTCCACTTGTTCTTCTGGGATGGTGAAGGATAGAGATCCATTGGCCATTGTTTTATGTGTCCTTGATTACTTTCTTCAAATCCCCATCATCCAAGTCATCGTCTTCATCTTCTTCCTGTCCATAAAGGATATCATGGATGTTGGAGACAATTCCTTCAATGGCGTAATCGTTGCCAAATTTGATAAAGGCGTTCTTGGTTTCATGGCCCTCTTGGAAGGTAGCCACAACAAACCCCGAATCAAAATATTCAACCAAGTCCTTGCACAACTTGTCCAGCACATCTTGGAGTCTCTTGTCGTGAGAGGCCATGGGTTCAGACTTGTTGTTCCCGACAATCCTTGCATATGCGAATAACTCCCACATGGGAGATGTTCATTCGTTCAATGTTTTTTGAGCCACAAGCATAACATTCTTGGCTTTCGGGCTTTCGGTAGATCTTTTTCTTTTTCGGCTTTTTGTCCATAAGTTTACTGAGTTGCTTGAAAATGCTTGCATTCTTTGTTGGGATGCGGTATATTTGAAACACCATGATACAAAAACAGTGTTCCAATTGTAAAAAAGAAAAACCCATCAGCGAGTTCAACAAACACATAAGGGGTTTGTATAAAACAAGAAGCGATTGCAAAGTATGCCAGAGAATATACTACAAAAAATATTACGAGAAAAGATACGCTAATGATGAAAAATTCCGTCAAAAGAAAAAAGAATATTCCATAAAATGGGCTTTTAGTAATCCCGAAAAAAGGGCGCGTATTGCAAGACAGCGCAACATTAGGGCCATAGAAAAATGTCCTGAAAAAATTAAAGCAAGAGCTTTGATTAATCAACGGGTCAGATTTAAAAGAATGCCAAGGGCCAGCGACCTTCTCTGTTTTAGGTGCGGAAACAAAGCAAAGCATTATCACCATCATAATGGATATTCCTTTGAGTTTCGATATGATGTTGTGCCAGTGTGTATTGCTTGCCATAACAAGTTAGATTAAATCTTCGTAGCCTCCATGTGCATAGCGTCCCTGTTGATCAGCCAACCAAGATTCAGCCACCCTCCTTGGGCAAAACACTCCATTACACCCAATGGCATTCTGGATCTATTGGGCCAATTGGAGTACAGACCGTTGCGGTTGGCGTCAAAATCCACCGCTACTGCCCATGCATGTTTACTCCATGCCTTGCCCGTCCTCATTGGTCTGACCACATAACTTCCAAAGAACTTGTTGATACCAGCATCGTTTCTTTCGGCCTCTGTCGGATAACGATCTTTGATGAGGGATAAAATCTTGGCAAGGCTTTTTGCCGCCTTTTTATGGACAGTTATAGCCTCAATTGTCTTGGGGCCATCGTATAGATACATCTTGTACGGAACAGGTATCTTCACCACCTCCACATGACCAGCCGCCCCGTAGAAGGCTTCCATTGATTTTTGATCGGGCTTTGGCCAAGGATGGGGTTTGGGCATCATGGCCTGCAAGTGTCTCTTGCAAGTTCGTATTGAGATCGGCCCCCAAAATCCATCTGGCTCCACACCAATGGCCCTCTGCATGGCCATTATCTCGCCAGTAGTCATTTTACCATGAACAAACTCTGCGCCCAATATCCCAATTCCTAGAAATCCGCTCCACCTCTGATTCCGTAGGTGATGGAAGTTTTTCCATCATCGCCCCTTTTTCCTTTGATTGTGATTTTGAGGGAACTGAGTAAACGGACAAGGAAACTTCTGCGATCTTCTGGAGGCGGGGTTTTGACGAGGATGGATTTAAGTAGTTCATGGGATAGGGGCTTCACTGGCGTTTCTTGCGGCTACAGGCTGGTTTGCGGGCTTTTTTTGCGGCGGGAGCCTCAACGGCCCGACGAACTTCGGTGTAGGTCAAGGGGCCAGCCACGCCGTCAACATCCGTGTTGACCAAAGCTTGGATCTTTTTGACCCCCTTAACTTGCGCTTCGTTGGTAAGGTAATTAACAATCGAAACAATAAAGGCCACCACAAATCCAGTCAGGGAAACTTGATCCACTGACTCGGCCAGCTTCGGATCAATCGTGGCCAGCTTGGATACCAGAGCAGCCACTCCAGCGGCAATAAGGGGGGTGATGACCCCGCCTGCCTTGGAAACCAAAAATGCAAGAATCTTGTCCTTCATCTTTAATCCTCAAGTTTTACCCTTTGGACAGCCGATTCAACAGTGAAGCGGATGAGGGATTCGGAAGCATCAATGCCGTTACGAATGGCGGCAGAGGTAAGCTTTTTTACGGCTGCTTCGCGTTTTTGTGCCCCAGTTTTGCTGGTGTCGGCCAACTCGCGAACAATGTCCAGCGCCAGAGGCAAGAGGGATGCGGCGGCATCCACAAACAACTGACGAAGGATAGGAGCATAGAAGTTCCAGATTTTGGCAGGAACTCCAAGTAAGAAGGTAAAGAATGATTTCATATGGTCTAAAGCTAGATTAGAAGCCCTTGGATTGCAAGTATTCTTCGATCCTTTTTGTGCGCTCATCAATGCGGGCTAGGGTTTCGGAGCGGACTTGGGCTTCCTTGGAAATAACCTCAATTCGCGCATCCTGCTTGGCATCATTGGCTTGTATAACACGCATCTGTTCTGGCAAAACAATCCATCCATTGAGGGCAGAAAATGCCGTGACAATCAAAGCTATGCCCGCAATCAATTCACTCATCGTGAGCCTGATCCCTCTTTCAAATCCTCTGCGTCTTGCAACTGGTTCGATACTCATACAATTACAATGTATCCCTTCTGCTCTGCAATTGTTGTATCGCATGTTTGACTTCCAGCATTTCCGCTAACATCAACTGTATGGGTAAGCGGTTCAACGCTTTCCAAAGAAAGGAAAAAATTATCGATTTCTTCTTTTGTGAAAACATTGGATGGGGAATTCATCCCCAACGAAATGTTAATTTTAGACCCAGTAACAGTGTATCCCATAATATTACTCCAAGGTTAATCCATCTGCTGAATTTTTCAAAATATCAAACAGGTCATTCATGTCTGACTCTGTTGAGAAACTTTTATTTATAAAAAATGCAGACCTATACGTTCCACTTGTATTATATGTTGATTGGGAACCAAATCCAGCAGAAACCCCCGCATATCCACTAAAATTTGAAGATCCGTTTGAGCCGTTTACGGTTCCATTCAAAGCTCCAGAAATTTTTCTTGTCGCATATCTAACCGTTCCATCATTTAAAAAACAAACAGCAAAATAATACCATTCACTTCCATCTGGAAAATATCCAGTAACTTGGTTGTCTTGTCCATTGAACGGCATTAATCCCTGTGGTGTTCCTGCGTATCCCCTAGTAAAAACCAATGGGCCAGAGCCAAATCTTGCAGAACTGCAATTGATTGTAACACCCTCAACGTCTAGTGGTGTTTGAGTTTTTGCAATATAGGCCATCGTAAATGGATATGTGCAACTTACGGTTGTTGCGGCAAAAGCCCAGCTTGAATTAGTTCTGTCAAAAACCAAACCATCTGAAGATGTTGAAATGTTATTAACCTCAAGATTTGGCCCCACCCTAGAAATAACTTCAGATCCATTATAATCGCGAAAATCGTAGGCCGCTACAATGTCTGAAGCTAAATCGGAATTTAATATGGAGTCCCAAGGATCATAAGCGAGGCTTGCAATGATTGAAGCCACTTGATAGCGCCAAGGCCAGTCAATATAGGTGGCTAGGTTTTCTGGAGTGGCTGTGTCTCCACGATAGGCGGCGGCAATGTGCCCCAAAGCTTGTTTCTCGCTCCACTGCAAAAGTCCTGCGCTCGACGCCGAAACAGCATCATATATATCTTTCCAGACATATTGTTTGGGAAGAGAGATGTAATCTGCTTCAATCTTGGGCGCGCCTGCGGCTACGGCGATTTTGGCCCAGAGGTAGCGTTCTGGAAGATCGTAGTAATCGGCAATAGAGCCAGATCCAAGTTCTTCAACAAGCCACTTGGCAAGCATCATCCTTCGGGGCAGATCTGCCGCCGAAGCAAACGTAGCATCTAAGGTTGGAAGAGCCATAGTCTATGGTCTCTCCCAGAGTTAGGCCATGCCCATGATTCGCTCGCCCATTCCAGTCATCGGGGAAGCACCAGCTTCCATTTCGGCGGCAGCCTCCTCCTCCATGTCGCCTTCTTCGTCTTCGGCTTCTTCAGCCGCAATCTCGACGCCAGCCAACATGGTGGGGGTCAGCGAATCGCCGTCCACACGGAACGTAACAAGCTCCTCAAACGTGTCGCCATCGGCAACGTCTTCGGGCAGGGTATATCCTTCAGGTATAGTTAGTTTCATAATAATTATTCTCTCCTCATAGAGCTTGCCTTAGATTTTACTCCAAGGCAAGCCTTGATGAAGGGAGACTAACTAATTACGCGAGGTAACCGTAACCGCTGCCGCTAGGGCAAGCGACGAGGTCGTTAGCGAGGTTGCAACGGAGGTGCAGAATGTAGAACCCGAATTCGGGGAAAATCTGCTTCGCCGCGCAAGCCATCTTGGCCCGCCAGTAACCGCTGTTTTTGTCGGGGTTGCAAGTCTTGTCGTACTCGTTGACCCAGCGGAAATCTCCGCGATAGTTCTGAGCATCATAGACCAGTTTTCCGACTTTGAGGTTCGGGTTCGGGACAAGCCACTCAACGGCCTTCGGGTGGAAGATCACCGTGGAGGTGTACTTCGCAGCCTTGTAGGCGGGGTTGATGATGTACTTGGTGCCCTTGGCCGCACCACCAGTCGAAACATACGGGGCGACTTCGGTGTAACCACCAGAGCCGTCATCGTTGAAGCGTTTCGGGAACGGGCGGCTGTGGAACACGAATCCAGCGTAAGCCTTCTTGGGAAGGAGCGAGGAGCCGTTGGAACCAAGCAGATCGTTCACGCGATCACTCCAGCGGATGTCTTGACGGACATCGTCGTTGAGTTTGATCAGGTTCTCAATCGTGGCGCGCTCGGCAAACACGTTGAAAACAGGCGAGCCATCATCGGTCACTGCATCACCGTCATCACCAGCGTTGTTCTGGTAGAGGCGGTCATAGAGTTCGCGAAGGACGCCAACCGTGAGGACGGAGGTCGGGTTCGGCAGCGAGCCAAAGCTGGAGCCAGAGGTCTCGGAGAGACCAGCCTCAACAGAGACTTTGGTCACGGCTTCGTAGTAGTCGTTGTCGTAACGCTCAACCCATTCCTTGTTGACGTTGTCGGCAAGGATCTTGATGTAGTTGTTAACATCGTCAATCGGGAACGCCGAAGTGCGAACGTCCTCCAAGCAGATCCAATCGGATTCGATGGCCTGATGGCGGAGGCGGAAGTTTTTCTGATCGAAGGCATAGCCAACTGTCTTGACGGGAGCCAAGCAGGAGTTTGCATCCGAACCGTTGCTGGTGCCAACCTCTTCCCAGCCGTTGCCAGTGGCAACCGTGCGCTGGGCGATGGTGTTGGTGATGACCGTTCCCATATGATCGGGGAACGCAGACTGCGTAACAAAACGCATATAGGGATCTTTGTAAAGACCCAAACGGTGAGTACCAAGAGCGATACGTCCAGTTTCGCGCTGGAAGTTATCATTGATGGACTCACAAGTGATTCCAGAAGGTGCTGACATGATAATAGTTTCTTTCTATTTGGTTT